CACTCCATCAAAATCAAAGCTATAATTTGATACTTTGTCTTTGTTCTCATTTGAAGGTAGTAACCATTGTGGAGATTTGTAAGCACCGTTATCTCCCATACGATACCAAGCTACTAGAGAAAGGCTTGTCAAGTCAACAGTAGGAGAAGTTGAAACGGTTGCTATCTCTGACGGACTTAATACTTTATCGTAAAGACTTACCTCGTCAATTAAACCATCCCACCAATAAGAGCCACTAATATAGTTAGCTATTTTTACATTGGTTGCGAAATTACTTGTAGGTATTTGGTCGGTGAAAGAACCTTTTAAAACTCCGTTTAAATAAATATCAACATCTAAACCATTTTGCACAGTTATTAAATTATACCAAGTACCACTTATTAATGTACCTACGTTTACATCATCAAAACCTCCGCCCATAGCGTAGCGTATTGTGTCGGTTGCAATTAGCTGAATATAAAATCTATCAGTTACTCCAGTTCCTCCGCTTAATAGCATATATTTTGAGGTGCTTGGCGTGCCATTATACTTAAACCAAACAGAGCTAGAAAATGCAGATATACCGCCATTTAAGGCACTTATAGTTCCTAAACTTACATAGTCATCCACTCCATCAAAATCTAACGAATATGTGTTAGTGAAAGGTGCTCCTCCTCCTGCGCCTACTACTAGACCGCTATTATATCTATATCCATAACCGTACATAGACCTACTTTAAGATAGCTACTACAGAGCCACTTGTTAAAGTTATTGCGCTAAAGTAATCGCCTTTCTGTGGAGTTATAAGTACTCCTGCCTTTACTCCAGTTTCAGGGGTTGTGATATAATCTGCTAGTACATCTGTAGCATCGTCTCCGTTTACTTCAATTCGTGCTATTACTGTGTCCTCTGAAACGTAATAAGAGTCTGCATTTAGTACTTTCTCTGCTGTGTCGTTTATTACTACTACGCCATTTATGGCTATTAATTCTCCGCTGTTTGTCATTTTTATTTATTTATTAATTTTGTGGTATTTGGCACTCGTCATATTCTAAAGGTTGTTTAAGTTGCATTGTCATAGTCCAACCTGTTAAGGTATCGTCAAAGCGTTCTGTAAAGCTGCTTATACTTCCTGACTTTTCTATCTTTACAAACTTCCAGTTGTCTGTATATAGCTTTTCAAAATATGCAATAGTATCTAATAATATTAGTAAGGTATCTGACTTAACCTCTGTTTCAACAGTTCCTTCGTTTGCTTTGTCCATTACTAAGATATTAAAACCGTTAGTTATAAAACCTTCGCCAATAGTTGCAGGACTGTCTTGCACAAATAACAAAGGATAGTTAAAGTCTTTAAGTAGAGAATCGTGCTGCACTACTTCCCAGAGATCTCCGTTACCGAACTCGTTTATCTGCTTGTGAGCATTTGCGAACTCCTGAAACTCTTGGATCATTTGGTTGTACGTGATTTTCATCTCTAAACTTTTTTAACTTTCTGTCTACTATGCTAAATTTCTTTACTTTATTTTTTGCCATGTTTTAATCGTTACAACAATCTCTAAGGTAGTCAAAGCCTGTGCCTCTATTCTTACCATTACCCAAATATAAACCACCAGTAAAAGCAGAGTTAGCAGGGTATATATCATCGCTTTCAGAGTTACTTGTATATAAAGGGAATAGCGTATGGTTAGCTACTAGATAGTTAATTATGTCCTCCGCAAACATCTCCGCTTTATCTCGCCACCTATTAAGTAAGTGGTTTAAGTCATCAAAAGAGGTTACTTGACTATTCTCTGAGTTCTGTTGTACTACTCCTTTGTTTCTGTACTTGTATGCTAGTATCGGAGTCATTTCAAAAACTAAGTATTTAAGTAAGCAAGGTGCTATATAAGTATTAACTAAAATTAAATCATTTCCTGCTAAAGTTCCTGCGCCTGCTTTAGCTATAATGTCATCGAATAAGTTAGTTCCTAAAATCGGTTTTATATACTCGCGTTGAGCAGTCCAGAGCGCATCCACCATGAGCCTTTCGTCTACATTGTCATCTAGGATACTGTTGTCCTTAATGTAGTCCATATCTATTAGTAATGTTCTAGCCATTGTTTTTCTCTTTTACTTCCCTTCTTATTGCTTTTGCTCTTTTGCTATGTGGTCGCATTATAATAAATTCTATGTCTTCTTTAAGCTCGTCAGCTACTTTTACAGCTAAGTCCTTTTTAAATTTTAACCGTTGGTAACTACTAAGCATCTTTCTTAACTCTAACCGTTCTACTACTCCAAATGTGTCTGCAGAAAGGCGTTCTAGTTCCTGTGTTTGGGTTAGTGTACCAACCTCCACGTTTAGTAAATACATCCGTTCCTTGCGCATTGTTTCCAGATCCCTTGCCTAGTGGAAACCTAGTTTCGTTTATTTCTTCATAAGTCCATGACTTGTCGCGAGACAATGCTACCATTCTTTTACAAAAATCTCTACTCTCTGTTTTTAATGCAGGAGCGTCTGGTCTTTTAACATATTTGTAAACTGTGATTATTTCTGTAACTTCCTCCTCTCCTTCGTCTGTTACTTTTATTTGTGTCTTTTGTAGGTCTAGTAAACCTTCTTTTACTAGTCTATTGATTCTTTGCTGTACCTCTGCTTCTGTTTCGCCTACTGTAGACGCTAATTCGCTCAAAGGTGTTTTAGGCTCATTTGAGAGTATATCTATTATTTGTGAGTCTATACTTCCTAAGTCTGCAAAATCGAAAGGGTTATAGTCTAAAAACTTTTCGCTAATTAATTCAACTTCGTCATCGTAATATCCCTTGTTTGAAAGTTCTATGTATATACGATCTTCATTGCTAAATACTTGCTCTGTTTTCTTTTCTAAAGGCTTTTCTAAAGGCTTGTATCCTGCTAGCTCTCTAATTTCGTCAGTCGTTAATACAGAAACTAAAGTACTTTCTGATATTTGTACTTTTATAGGTGCTATCTTTTCTATTCTAAGACCGCTAGGCATTCCAAGTAATACTACAAAGTCATTAAATAGCTTCTCGTACATTCTTTGATTAGGCTCTATGTAACTGCTATTCATTGCCTCTATTGCTACTCTTAACTCGTCAGCGTTATTGCTAAACCCTGTGTCTATTGTTTTAATAAATACAGAAGCATCTACTCCATGAGCTGTAAATATTTCGTCTTGTATCTGTTGGTTTAAGTTTATAAACTTGTCATCCTGACCGTTTGGATTAGTAGATATTATTTCTACTCCTTTGTCCTTTCCGTCATCGAATATAATAACTGGCTCGCCTGCATTATTGCTACCATGATGCTTATTCTTAATCTGTTTTTTAATGTAACTTTGAGCCTCTTGAGTAGGCTGACCATTATGGAAATTCCATATAGTACCACCTGAGTAACCATGCTTTGTATTGTTTAAAACATAGTTAGCCACCTCATAGTCTGCTGCGATGTACGGTACTCCTGCTACGTAATTTGGCAAAGGGTACTCTTTAAGATTAGGTCTGTAAGACTTGTAATAGCAAATGTATCTTTCGCCTTTTACAGCAGAGCCATCAAAAGGAAAGGGTGTTAATGTTTCAAAGTCCTCGTTATTAGTTGGCTTCTTTGCCGCCCAGTCTGAGGTATAAAAATAAGTATCCTCCTCTACTCCTACGCGTATATCTCCAAAATCAATGTGATTAATAATAAGACCTTTGCCATCTTTAGTAACAATTACTTCTAAAGCATAACCGCCAAATAGCTCGTTATCTTTTACAATCTTTTTTGTAAGCTCAAAAAGTGAATCGTTACCTACGTGATTGATAAAGTTTTCTAGCTTTACTCTGTCCTCCAAAGTTCTTACTGTCTCATCTACTTTCCACCCTCGTCCACTTATGTAGTTAGTCTTACCGTTAATAATAGAGTTGTGCTTTCCTGAGGTATTGTATAACTCTACTAAATAGTCAGGGTATAAATTTTTGTAAGGTGCTTCAGTTCCATATACGATATAGTCCTTTCCCCTTTCCTCTTTAAATACTGGAGGCTTATTAGCTTCAAAATTAAAGATTAAAATATTTTCTTTGTTCATCATGTTACTTGATGCGTTTTATAGGTTATGTCTATGTCGTGCTGATTATAGGTAGTACTTGCACGTTCTAAGTCCATTAAGCCACTCTCTACTAAGCCAGTCGCTAAGGTCGGATCTAAGTTAGTTGCTGAGGTTTGCTCGTAAACAAAATATTCGTATTGCCCTCCTGCGCCTAGAATTAACTCCCCGACTAGTGGCGAGTCTGTTCCCTCTGTAAATACAAACTCGTTATACCTATCTTTATATAAGCTAGTGTCTGACATTATACAATAGTAGCTAACTTTCTCGGTTACATTTCTAAATTGAAATAGGTAAACTGGAGAGGAAAGGGTACTCTTTTCCTTTAGTGTCAAAGTCAGATTGCTTGTCGTATTTTCGTTTATCAAAATTGGCATTACTCAGAATCGCTTTTCTCTTTCTTTTCCTTCTTTTTTTTCTCCACTTTGAAAACATCTAAACCTAACTTTTTGTATTTAGCAAACTCATTTTTATCATTTACTATGGTAACGTGTCCGACTACTTTGTGATAGACAGAACCGCCTCTTTTATATTCATCTTTTAACTCCATATTATCTATTGTAAAAATTTTTAATAGTTGTATAAAATAAATGCCTTTAATAAAAAATATTTAATAAACCTAATTTTTAACTAATTATTTTTAGCTCTACAGCCCAATAAAAATGGGCTTTTAACGAACTATTTTTTTTAATAGTAGCATACTAGCGAAAGACGAAAGTGTCTTAAAACGCTTTAAAATGGCTCTAGCGAATTATTGACAAAACCTAATTTTTTTGTAAGTATTTTATTTTTAAGCATAAAAAAAGGGCAACAAATTAATGCTACCCTTCCTTAATTAGTTGGTTAAAACTATGCAATAGTTAACCCTGCGATTACTGCAGCATCTACTTCTAGCATTCTTGCTTTCTCCTTAGCAGTTATGCTGTAAGTGTATCCATTGTGATCTCCAAATGCTGCGCCTGTAACTGCTGTACCTGTCAATTTATCAGCAGCGTAGTAAGCTCCTACAGTCCAGTATTTCTCGTTCATATCTTTTACGATAACGAATAACTGAGCTTGGTCTAAAAGTGTTAGCTCCTCGTTTTCTGATGCTGTTAAGTTCTTAGTATTAAAGTCTAAAACTGAATCGTAAAAGTTAGTTCCATTCTCTAAAGAACCAGTATGCGTTTCGATTAAAGAACCGTTTTCCTTTTCTAAAGAGTATCTGTAAAAGCTAGTAGCTCCTGCTTGAGTTAAGCCTGTTAATACTCCTGCTGCTACTGTGTCTATTGTTATATCTCCAAAGTTAGCAATCAATACCTCAGAAATTCCGCCTGTACTGTTCCTGCAATCGATTATTCTCCCTTGTGTTAAATTACAAGCCATAATGTTATATTTTTTTTAGTGTTTATAAAAAAAGGGGTAAGGCACTTTACCCACCCCTCTTTAATTAATTGTTAAAGTACTCTTAAGGTACTAAAGTAAATTGTACTACTTCGTCCACAAATCGTACTTGTACTCCTCGCTTGAAAGTAACATCAAAGAAAATGCTCTTCTCAGAAACTGGATCTAGTCTTACAGACATTGCATCCTCGTCAGCATCTCCATCCATTCCAATAACGATGTTAGAGTTTCTAGTCAAAATCATTCTTTCATCTCCTGCTGCTCCTGGCAATCCTACTGTAGAACGTAAAGCTACATTTGTACCGTATAAGTTTACTTGCTCGCCATCTCCAGAGTAGTGGAATAAGTTAGCGTTTTTCAATGCGATAA